CTCCAATCAAGATTTCCTGATAATGCTGATAATGCTGGTTGAGATGCTATTCTACTCCAATCAAGATTTCCTGATAATGCTGATAATGCTGGTTGAGATGCTATTCTACTCCAATCAAGATTTCCTGATAATGCTGATAATGCTGGTTGAGATGCTATTCTACTCCAATCAAGATTTCCTGCGAATTGTGATAAAGGTTGAGTATCTATATCTCCTATTACCCAACTTCCAGTAGTTGGATTTACTCCTGATGCTGGTACATATTTAATTAATCCATCTTTTTTATAATTTATCGTTGATGTTATTCTTTGTAGCATAGAATATCTTATAGCAATAGTAGAACCATTCTGTAATGGATACGGGTCTGTTCCTACTTGTCCTATTCCAGCAACAACGACGGAAGATTGCGTAGCGCCTACATTAATCGTATAATTGCCTGATAAATATTGTGCGGTTTGATTATTTACTTGTATGCTCGTTCCAGGTTGAACTGTTAATGTGTATGTGTTTGGTGGTGTGGTTGAATAAGTAAAGTTTAAAGTCTTATGAGTTATGGGGTTGCCTTCTGGAATTGCGGCATTAACAATTGTTTTGAACTTAATAATAACTATACCTGAACCACCTTTACCGCCATCAACACTACTATCAGAACTATTATAAGACCCTCCTCCTCCTCCTCCTCCAGTATTAGCAGAACCATTAAAACCAGTCGTAGCTGCTTGTAAAGCACCTGCCCCACCCCCTCCCTTACCACCGCTACCTGCTATAGGAGTTCCTCCAATATCATTAGCTGGTGCGTACCCGTCAGGATTCCCCCATATACTTCCTCCTCCCCCACCTCCAAAATAACGAGTAGTGTTATTATTATCATCATTTGTTCCATATGTTGTTCCAAATATAACAGCAAAATTATAAATATTACCATTTATTATCGCACTTGATATACCATTGCCTCCATTTCCTGCTACATTAACTTTGGTAGCATTACTTCCTATTTGTCCTGCTCCACCACCACCTCCACCAGCACCTGCTATATTTAGATATGTGCCACTTGTTGCTAAATAAGATGAACCACCATTATTTCCATATAATACTCCTATACTTCCATTATAATCTTTAATACTTCCTGTGCCTACAACACCATTATTAAAAACAGACAAACCATCTCTCCAAGCATCACCTCCTCCACCACTACCTCCATTTCCAATAGACCCAGTAGCGTTTCCTTGACCACCGCCACCACCTCCTTCTGCTTTCAAAATATCTATACCATTTAATGTAATTATTGTATCATTACCTTTAAGACCACCAAAGTTTGTAGTACTTCTTGTACCCTTTGCTCCACCAGCACCAACTTTAATTGTATATGATCCGGATTTCAAAACAACTGAATTAATAAATACAACAGCCCCTCCACCACCTCCACCTCCGTGATTATGACTACCACCTCCACCACCACCTACAATCAATATATCGCATATAGTATTCTGTCCCAATGTAATAGTATGAGTTGTTTGTGCTTCTGTTCCTCCGCTATGCGTGAATGTTCTAATGCTTTCAGTAAATGCAGGCGATGATATATAAGGTTCATTAACAAGTGGTATGTCTACATTATCTACTTTTTGACTATCTGGTTTATCCTTTATAGTTAAATAATTAGTATTCAAAGTTATAATATCTTGCGTTGGAGACCCAGTAATAGTATTAGTTATAGTATTACCTTGAAAAGATATATTTGTTCCAGCTGATGGTTTATTTTGTATGAATGATTTTAAACTCGTATTAGTTTCCGTCCAATCGCTATTAACTTGTGGCGTTCCTCCTGCGGAAGAAAGAACACCTGAACCATTTATAAATATAGTAGAATTATCAACACGAACACCACCTAATATCCCACCACTTCCAATACCTGCCGTAGGTAATGTATATGTATATGTATTATTTATAACACCATTTAATATTTGTATATTAGTACCTCCTGATAATTGATTTGTTAAACTATTATAAGATAATGTACCCCCTAAATCAGAAAATGCTAAATTAACATTATTTATTTTGTATTTAGAACCTGCGGATATATTAAGATTTCCATTAACTTCTAATTTATTATTTATAGCTGTTGTTACTCCAATACCAACATTACCACTATTATAATATATATTAGTCGTAGTATCAGTAGCATTAGTCCATTTAGAACTAACTGGTTGAGTACCTGCTAAATGACTATAATTAAAAGGTTCATCACCAATTCTAAATGTACTACCAGTAGGTATATTAATATTTCCATTAACTTCTAATTTATTATTTAGAACACTACCGAAAGTAGTCCCTATACCTACATTACCTCCTTTTTTATGATATACATTATCACCGCTATAATCCCAAATATCCAATGCTCTATTTGCCTTCGTTAATGCGTCCGCTGCTTGTATTTCTACCAACGCAATCGCCCCACCCTCTAAAAAAACAGCACCATTTAATGTTGATATATCTCCTTCAATACCTAAAACCTGTCCCTGAATGCCTGTAATCTCTGTTTGTATTCCGCTGACTTCTGTTTGTATTCCGCTGACTTCTGTTTGTATTCCGCTGACTTCTGTTTGTAATCCTTCTAATTGTGTTGTTAATCCTGTTACATCAGTTCCCAATCCTTCTTCTGCTGTTTCTAATAGTTTTATTTTTACTTCTGCTCGTTCTACTAAACCAAACAAGCCCGGGTTTAAAACATTAATTCCAAAAATGGCTGTGTGTAACGGATCTGGAATGCCTACGAGATTATTAATATATGAAGCATTAGCATCTATTTCATCTTTTAAAATATCAAATTGTTCCTGATTTTCATCCAAACCGGTTGCTCCTATATAGCTCATTCTATTATTAGACTATATTATTTATTCGCTCATCTTCATTTACTCGTTTTACAACATTTCCAATAGTTCCATTTATCTGAATTGGTACATACCTATTTGCTTCTGCGTATTTATTCGCTACCATCATTTTATATTTCTGCGGTATTTCTTCAAACATACAATCCTGTATTAAGTTGTCGTATTTTAGCGTTAATAAATCCGCTTTATCTTTTGGTATATCTCCTTCTATACCTTCTATCTCTTGTGATAATATCATAAATTGTTGAGATAGTTTTTTAAATATTTCAAACTTTTCAGCAGGTTTTATACTATTGTTTAAAGACATTATAAGAACACTAACAGCATTTACAACTATATTAGGTATCTTAACAGAATTAGCATCTTCACTAATACTATTTATAATACACATAGTAGAACTTGTAAGAACTAACGGAATATTAAAACAGAACTTGATGAAGCTCCAGTGAGTAGAAGCATTAGTACATAATAGCGTCATCGCCTCACATTTATCTAATAGTTTATTTTTTTGTATCATATCTACTAATAGAATATAAAAATAATTAATCACTCCCTGACTTACTGCGAAGATTTGCCTAATTTTCTATAATTACCATTTGATTTGCCTAATTGTTTTATGGATTGTCTTGGAGTACCTAATATGTTTCTAACAGAACCATTATTAGATTTCTTCATCATCGGATACATACTATTTATTCGGTCCTCAATAGTCTCATTCATATTCATCATTCTATCGTTCTAATATATATAAACATTTTATTTATAGAAGAAGTTTTAATCTATTCATACCAAATAAAAGAGCATCGTATATTTGTCTAATATAATAATCAATAGATTTTAAAACCTTATTTGTATCATCTCGCTCATAGAATATATATTGAATTACTATGATATAATTAGGGGCATCTTTTAAAAACTCCCCTCGTTCATTTCTCAATTGTAACACTAAACTATTAATCTCTCGGTTCTCTATTTTATAAACAAAGCTATTTCCTCCATCTTCATTATTATATTTTATTATCTGATATGGTGGTACATCTGCCTTACTTTTCCAAAATATTATATTGCTTAAAAATTGTCTATTAGATATAGTTGATAGATTTTCAATATTACTATAATAATATGATATGTTTTCTGTATGTACTATTACTTTATTATAATCAATTAGATTGATTAATCCAGTAGTCATTCCATTAGCGGTTATTTCTCTTTCTACATTATTAGGCATACCAATTAATGAACCACAGGTAATAGGTTTAAAATAGAGAGAGAAAAGTATAGGCAATTCAATACCAAGAGGTAAATCAATAACTTTTTTAAATGTATAGGTATTCTGGTTCTCATTATAAATACATTCAATAGTTAGGGCATCTGCGTATGTACCAAAGAAGGTATGTAATATACTCGTTTCAGGTATTACATTTTGACTGAATATAGTTTGAAACTCTTTCAATAATGTTTTAACAGAGTAATTTCCGTGCTTTAAATGTATATTAGTTATATTAGCATTATCAAGAGTAATCTGGAAATGGTCGTTAGTACTATTGATATTATACATAGTATTAGACATATCGAAAGATAATACATTTAATTCCATAGTTTCATTATCTTTGCAAGTTAATATACCATCTGGATAATCAACGCTAAAATTATATATAGGTTCGTTTGCTTGTCGGTTCTCACTTGATATAAAAGAGGTTATTTTTCGTGTTCCCATTTATAATTACTGAAGAAAATTAATATTATTTAGCGTTCCGTATTCAATAACAGAGGGTTCTTTTTCTACTACCTTCAATAGCACTAAAAACTCTATTGTACTATCAATACCTGCTGTTCCTGTTATATCGTGATTGATTGATAGGGTTATTCTGTTTATGGTTTGCGGATTGACTTCTAAAACTATTTCATTATGTAGTAAGCGATTTAATAGACCAATATCTACAACTATACCGCCATTAAAATCAGCGTTCTCACTTGTATTTTTAGTATTAACAACTGATTTAGTTGATATATCGTGTAATCTAATAACTATCAATTTATCTTTATGATTTACATGTACATTAAAGAACTCTCTATGAACTACTTGAAGTAATCCATTTTCATTTAGTTCTATTGGACTTTCTAAATCCCAAGTATATTTATAAATAGTAGTAGGTACAAAATCATAATCTAAAACTATATTACCACCAAAACCCTGTATTAAACTCGCTCTTAATATAGCAAATCCTAATCCACTAATTTGTATGTTTGGAGGTGATGTATAATTCGCTCCTGCGTTTGTTATAGTGACGCTATTAATTCTTCCTTCGGCATCTATGGTACAAGTCCCAGTCGCTATATCGGTTGTCTGTGGTTCTCCTACAAATATTATGCAACTTCTCGCATCATAAGCACCACCTGAATTAATAGTAACAGATGTTATAACTCCGTTTGTTAAAACTGCTGTAACGCTTGCCGCTACATCGTCTGAATCTACTGGCGAACCTTGAACGATTATATTAGGCGGTGATGTATAACCTGCTCCGCCATCAACAACAGTTATAGCGGTTAAAACTCCTGATGTATTTATAGTTCCTGTTAGTACTGCTCTTCTTGCTGTGGGCGGATAGCTAAACTTTAATGTAGGGGCGATCTGATAATCTTCGCCTGCTTCTATAATCTCAACTGATTTTACAGATGTAGAGTTCGCTGGTAATTGTGCTAATGTTATTATAGGCGGACTACTTGCGTTATATACTGCGTTTGCGAAACTTGATAATGTAGCCCCTGTAATTATTCCATTAGTTACTGTTAATGCTATTGTTGGGTGAGACCCTGATACAGGCGCTGATATAGTAGCGGTTTGATTTGAAGGATATTGTTCCCCTCCATCAGCGATATTAGCAACCCCTGTTAATTTAATAGTTTGTATTGCTTCATCTGCCTTAGCTTTTTTAGAATATAATTGAATGTATTTATCAATCTTTGGTTTAACAAATCGTTCTCTATTCATAGTCTTCTATTATATTATGAATATAAAAAAATAATGTAATTAATTAATCTCGGGCATCTTTAGGGGTTCTCTCTTTAATTCATTTACATATGCTTCTATCGCCATATTTAAAACCCAATCTTCAACCTCTGGATATAGTAAGCGTGATTGTCTCAATAATAGGTCTTTATTCATTTCTTCATCTACATCAACATTATTTTTTACTTCTTGAATTGTCGTCATCTTTATTATTAGGCAATATTTTTTTATTTTCAAAAAACAACTCACTATCAAAATTAGAAAGGAATCTTTTCCCATTTGTAGTGTCTATAATGAGCGAACCGTAAGGTTTAGCGGTTGCGTGGTCGTATAGTTCCTCAAATTGGTCTATACCTATTACATTACTTACTTCCTCGTATATATCATTTAAAATTACGGATTTATTTTTGAATGACGCAAGCTGGAACACGCTACAATTTAAGCGAATATTTTTAGGTACTGCTTTAATACTTTGCACTAATAACGCAAAAGACACTCCCATATGTCTATTCTTTATCATCGCATTCGTAAGAACAGATTTTGTTTTTTTAGTAAAAGCATCACTACCTAAAAGGTCATCTAAAATTATTATATTTACTTTTGGCGGTTCGTGTTTAATATCTTTTGGGTGTTGGTAATCATACTCTTCTAATAAATGAAATATCTCTGGTTCTTCATCATATAATTTATCTAATTTACTTTCTGGCGTTCTATTGAACTTATCATAATATTTCTTATACAATAGATATTTATCATATTCTTTCTTTTTCTGCTTGATATCATCTAATATAGATAATAGTAAAGCATCGCTGTAATCATCGTGTGCGTCTTTCTTCATATCCAAACTTTCTAAACTTTGGTATATTTCATTTGCTTGAATAGTTGGAGATATTAAATGAGTTCTTAATTTATATTCTACTCCATCTTTCATTATTTTATGCTTTTCATAGTGCTTTATCATCTGTACGATAGTATAAGTTTTTCCTGAACCTCTTGCTCCTATATTCAACATATTCCAATAAAATCTGGGGCATTTATTACAACTGCATTGCGGGTAATGCGTTCTATCAAATACAAGTTTATTATTGAAACCTTCAAGTTTCTTTTCAATTATCATTCTATACTATACTATTAAATAATAATATTATATTATTAATAGAATAAGAGAGAAATAATAATGAATATTAACGCTGGAACTAATCAATATAACTTGAGTTTGAAAAAGATGAAAGAAGAGAAACGCCCTACATTCGCTACTATATTTGATAAGTTAGATGCGAGAAGCAAAAAACTAAATCCTAAAAATCCGTTAAATGCTGTTATGACTAACGACCAAATGTATAGATACTATTTAGAAGAAACTGAACCTATGCTACGAGAGATACCTGATGATTATGATTTACTAGATGATGTTATCGGTGGTAAATCATTAAAGGATATGAAGCTATCAGAGTTTGCTAAACTTCTATCTGGTGATTTAGATGGTGATAGAAATGTAAAATATGAAACACTTGTAGCAACTATATCACCCACTCCTGCCGCTCCCATAGTACCCTCTATGATTTCTATCGCATCTCCACCCACTCCTCCCCCTTCTGCGCCTTCTGCTCCTTCTGCTCCTCCGCCTTCTGCTCCTGTTATACCTGCCCCCAGTTCTTCGGTTGCTTCTTCTATCGCTGCCCCTACTGCTGTATCTGGTCTTATGCCTACAGGTTCTGGTTCTATTCCTACTGCTCCTTCTGGTACTGGTTCTGCTCCTTCTGGTACTGGTTCTATTCCTACTGCTCCTGCTGGTACTGGTTCTGCTCCTGCTCCTTCTGGTACTGGTTCTGCTCCTGCGGCTGCTGGTAGCGGTTTATCAGTCACTATTCCATCGGCATTATCTGCTGTTGCTTCGGCATTTTCTCCAAGTACTTATTTTGCTTCTTTATTAGGTGGAGGAACTCCTCCTGCTGCCGCTATTACTCCTCCTGCCGCTGCCGCTGCTGCAGCTAAACCCTCTCCAAGTGGTGCTTCTATTCCGCCTTCTGCTGTTGCTTCTGCTGCTACAACTGCCCCTGCAACTGGTGTTCCTACTGCTACCCCTGCTTCTGGTGCTTTATCTCCATCTGCTGGGGCTGCTGGTGGTGGTGGTGCTGCTGGTGGTGCTGCTGGTGGCGGCGGTGTTTCTCCTTCTGCTGTTGCTTCTTCTATAACTGCTACTGATACTGGATATTATGATAGATTTTTTACAACTTCAAATACTGATACTAATCCATCAATATATAATAATGCTTTAAAAGCTGGTTTATCTCCTCCAAAAATCCCTGATAGCATTGCTATTAAAGGAGATAAGTTCTCTTCTAAAAATCTTGAATGGGTAAAACATATTAACGATATGAACCAATATAATAAAGGTATTAATGACCCAACAGGTGAGTTTTCATTTTCATTTACCCCTACACAAAATAAACTAATTAACGCATTAGAGAGAAATGGAAATAATGCACAAAAAGTATATGAATTAATTATAAATAAAAAAATTAAATTATAATAATAATTAAACATTATTATCTTAGATTTTTTTCTAATCTATTATATAGAACAATAATAGATAATGGAATTCGCTACATTCCCTAAAAATCTTGCCTACAATATTAAAACCCTCGCTGGGTTCTCTAAAACCTGCGTGAAATTAACCCCTGACCGCACTGCTGTTAAACACGGCGAAAGTTTCCGTGTAAAATTACCCTCAAATACTCTTATAGATTTACGCACTCTATGTCTCTATGCGAAAGGTACTTGTGAAGTAACAAGCGGAGAAGCAGTGCATTTTCCTCGTAATACCTCCTCGCTAATCAAAACCCTCTCTGTTTATGTAAATGGTACGCTAATTGAACGCATAGATAACTACAATATCCTATATAACAAATTATATGATTTAGAATGCGGTGTAGATCAAGTATCAAAACGCTATTTAGAAATCAGCGACCCTTCGGTAGCATATTCAGTAGCGAATGATACTACCAACGCATCTCCTAATATTTTAACTTCTTCGGCGGCTACTATAACTACTGGGCGAAAACTATGTGTTAATAACTGGTTGGGTTTTATTTCTTCCGCCAGTTGCCCCTGCGTTGATTCCAACGATTTCGGTGTTATGGAAATAGAAATTGAATTAGCAAATGAGAGCGTTCTGTGGGCTTCTGCACACGCTACCGCTGGAACTGCTCCTGCCCCTGTAGGTGCTAAATGGAAATTAGACGATGTGCATTTCACTATCTCTAAAATCGTATTTAACGACCCTCTATATTACAATATGAAAGCATCTAAATTACTATCATCAGGATTACAAATAGGTTATCAAACTTACATAAGTTCAAAAGGTTCGGTAGTTACTAAATCTACTGTTTCAGTTAATGCTACAGTCAATACTACTTCTCTAGACCAATTGATATGTTGCTATGGTCCTGAAACACCAAGCATTACTAAACTTCAGTTATTCGGTTCAAATAATGCCGCCGCATCTCTCACATTCGCACAAGTTTTAACTGGATATAATAGAACCGCAACAAATGCTGTATCACTTATAAGCGGACAAACTGACGCTGCTATTCATCATAATACCGCTGGCGATGCTTTCAATCAATCGCTGTTCTTTAAGAGCGATGCTACTGGTCTCGGTACTTCCTCTATTGAAATCAACAACACACCTCTCGCTCCTCAACCATTAGAAGATTATGAAGTTTTCAACGAAACTCTTATCGCTCTTGGTAATGCTAATTTAGATATGGGTGCAGGATGTCATCAAGGTATGCGTTCATTAAGTGATTTCTTGAAATACTATTTCGCTCACATCGTATCGCTTGAGAATATTTCTAAAAATGATGATTTCTATAAATCTGGTCTTGATGGTAAATCATCTGCCCTTAACATCGTTTGGAAACAACACTATCCAACAACTGGTGGTAATGTTGTTCCTTACATATTCGCTAAATGTACTCGCATAATGCAAGTTAATGAGGGGAATTCTATATCTATTATAGTATAAGAAATATTAAAGTATTTAAAAAACCTTACCACAATTACATTATTTTTATTATATTATTATATAAACATTTAGTAATAAATAGTATATAATAGTAAAAAATAGTATGCCTAATTATCAAGATGGTAAAATATATACTATTAGATGTAGAACTGATAACTCGCTGATTTATGTGGGTAGTACAACTATGACTTTATCTAGAAGAATATCATATCATAGATTGAGGGGTAAAAAAGAAACTACAAAGTTTTATTTAAATGTTAATAATAATTGGGAAGATTGGTATATAGAATTACACGAAGGATATCCATGCAATTCTAAAGAAGAGTTATGTAAAAGAGAAGGAGAAGTTATTCGTGAGATTGGAACTTTAAATAGTAAAATATCTGGTAGAACGCAAGAAGAATGGAGAAAGGAATATCACGAGAGACCAGAGATTAAAGAGAAATATATAGAATGGAGGAAACAATATAATGAAAAACCAGAGGTTATACAGAGAAAAAAAGAATGGCACAGGCAATATCAAATAGATAATAGAGAGGAAAGAATAGCAGTTTCAAAACAATATCATATAGATAATAGAGAGGAAATATTAAAAAAAAAGAAAGCATTTCGTGAAGCAAATAAAGAGAAGATTGCCGAATATCGTGCTAAATATTATAATGAGGTTCAATTGAAAGATAGGGAGTATATTAATATGAAGCAAAGGGAAAATTATGCAAAGCGAATGGCAAAACTAAAAAACGACGAATAAATTAATATTATTTTTATTATGTTTATAATATATAGATATGAGTGATAATCGTGATATTAGCAATAATCAAAACAATTTATTTGCAGTTATTAATCGTTCTTATGAAAGAGACGGGGTTTCAGGTAAAGCTATACAGAATGGTTTAAGATTTAAAAATTATACTGATTTAGTTGATTTTAGAAGTGAGGCAAATTATCCCCACGAAGCATACGGACAATTAGACGGAAATAGTGCAATAGGTACTTTCGGTAAAGCAAACTCACAAGCATCTAAATTACCTACACCAGTTATCAATTGTACCCCAAGACATAACCCAGAAGCTTCAAGATTTAATTATGCCGTTGATAGTCAAATAGATAACAGATTGATTGATGTATCAGGTGTGGAAATCCCAAATAATAAGTTAAGAGTAATGCCTAATAGAGGTACTCAATCCGCTTATCAAAGACCAGTTATGGTAAGCAATCCCCAGATAGAGAAGTTAGTTAGAGATATAACCAATATATCTTCAAGCCCAGCTGAAAGCAAAAACGCCCTGAAATATAAAGCGTCTAGACAAAGACTAACTAAAGCTGAGTTAATCGGTGCGGTAAAAGTAGAACCAGCACCAATACCCAGACCAGTTTATCCAGTAGCTCCGCCATAAATATTAGTGTATATACAGAATATATTAGGTGTGTGTTATTTAAAAAAAAATCTATGCTTATATTAGCATACAGATAGAAATATTAAAATGGCTGGTAGAAGACCCCTAACAGACGAAGAGAAAGAAAGAAATAATATTAAACGACGAGAACAGAGGTTAAAAAATAAATTAGAGAAGGCAAATGGACAACTAGAAGAATTAGAAGCATCTAAACCTCCTGAACCTGAATTAGTTGAAAATGTTGAAGACCCTGATGAAGTTCAAAAGCGTAAAATGGAAATTGCGCAGAAACGCCTGAAAGCATTAGAATTAGCCAGAAGCAAGAAAATATCCCCTACGCAAATCAGAAAAAATAATGAAGAGGAATTGGCGAGAATTAAGGCAGAGAAAGAGCAAGAGATGATGGCGAAAGAGCAGGAGATGATGAAAATGAAAGAAGAGAATGAGAAGTTAAAGGCAATAGCAGAGGAAAAGCAAAAAGTAAAAATAGTTAAGAAATATGTTAGCGCACCTGTTATGAAAAAGAAGAAATCTCCAAGACTTCAAGAAGTTCCTACTCAACCTATAAATCAACCATCAACTGATTATTTAATTCAACAGACTTATGCAGAGCAATTGCAAAAACGAATGAGAGAAACTGTGTTAAATAGAGTTATGAGTGATACTTTTGGTTAGGAGGTTAGGCAGATTTCGCTCTCTTCTTCTCTTCGTACCTTTTTTTTATTTCCAAACGGTTAGCTCTGCAAGCTTTACAGTTTTTATAGTATAGGTTTCCATTAAGTGATATATCAGTATCATCTGGGGTATATAGCTTCTTACAAATATTACAAGGTATATGGCTTACCTCTCCAACTAATCTATATTTGACATATTCATTTATCGGTGAATTGTCTAATCGCATTTATTATAATAATATATAATAATTATAGATAGAATGGAAGTAATAATTAAATTAAGTGATAGACCTGACAAGAGATATATGGCGGTATTCTACGATAAAAATAAGAAGGTTAAGACTACCCATTTCGGTTATGCTATAACTGATAATGGTGTTAAAAAATATGGTAGTACTTACATAGACCATAAGAATGATACTTTGAAGCAGGCATATATTGCTAGACATAAGGTTAATGAAGATTTTGCAGATTATATGAGTGCCGGATCATTAAGTCGCTATATACTTTGGGAGAAGAAGAGTTTAAGAGAAGCTATAGCAGATTATAAGAAGAGGTTTAGGTTGGAATGATAAAGTATAGAAAATAAGTAGATTTTATTTTCTACTTATTTTAATTCCTGAGATAAATATTCTACTTATTTTTTTTGTGATAGGAATTTATAGATGTTATTCTATTTTCTATACCATTATTATTAATTTATTATAAAAAATAAGTAGATAAATAAGTAGAAAAATAAGTAGAATTGAAAATCAAAATCAAAAATAAAAAATCAAAATATTTTTCTATAAATAATAATCTAGGGGGCAGAATATCTACTTATTTTCTACTTATTTTCTACTTAATTTTATCCTATTAATCCCCATCATATCAATAAGAGCCTATATAATAATAATATATATACTGTAAAAATTAATTTATTCTACTTAATTTATTCTACTTAATTTATTCTACTTAATTTATTCTACTTAATTTATTCTACTTAATTTATTCTACTTAATTTATTCGTCGTCTGTCTCTATCTCTTCAATATCATTATCATCGTCATAGTCCTTGATATAACCTTCAAAATCTACCTTCTTAAACTTATATTTAGACTGTCCATTAGATATGACCTCGCCGACCCCCTTAACCGTTTTCATATAGGACTTGAATGCAGTGAAGTTATAAGCGGTATATTTACACGCCTCGCAATAATTCTTATACATAGAATATAGCTCTTTCTTCTCAATACAGGAGATATACCCCTCCTCGCCTCTACCTTTTCTATAATCAAACCCCTTGTATCTGTCCGCCAAAAACTTGATAACATTAGGTAGATTTCGTTTTCTAATATCTTCATATTCCTGTGTTTGCGGTCGGGTATTCTGGAAATTAGTAATTGTGATATTCACCTCTTCTTTCAAGTAATGATATAAGGAGCTATCAAAATCCTCGTGTGCGATACTGTCTGTTAGAGCATCAAAATACTCCTGATTCTTAACATATTTGCTATCAACATTAAACCAAGCGAATCGCCTATCGTCCCAAGCAACATCAAGCGGATTCATATTGTTTGTGGTACCAATAAAATTATTATAGTTATTGAATGTGATAGGGTCTTTGCCTTTCTTCTCAATATTGATGCAAGGGCTAACACTCAGATCCTTAATTTTATCCATACACTGTCTCAATTCATTCCCTGCCTCATTAATAACACTAAATACCTTATTACATAGTTTAGAATTGAAGTTGCCGAAGAAATCTCTATCGGGCGAGCTGGTACTTACACCATAATCATCACCAATTATATTCTTATAGAAAGTATCAACGACAATACTTTTTCCGGCTCCCTGTATTCCTTGGAATATAATGACTACGCAACTCTTCTTATCTGGGTTCTGTATTAGATTTGCGAAGTATTGAATCAGCCAATTATAATGCTCCTCATTACCCTTTACCAATACATCTTTAATATGGTTAAGAAACAATTGGATTATCTTATAATTTCTCTTAACAGGTTTGAGAGAAGCTTTGAACCCGCTAAACATATTGTAATGCTTCGCCTTGAACTGTTCGTCAAGCTCCTTCGGTACAAAGCAAACTGATTGGTACTTCTTAATCTTAGGGTCAGTTATCCATTTTACTATAAACTGCTTCTCTTTAATTTCCCATTTGCCCTTCTTATCAACGCTCTTCTCATAGTAAGTGAGATGCCCGTATTTTGCCTTCAAATCCTTCTGATTCAACATATAAAACACATCTTGATTTATCTCATCACATTCCTCATTAACATCAATATAGATAATATTATTAATACAAAAGAAGCAGTGCTTTTCAAATCGCTTCTTAACGGTATTATAAGATGGCTTCTCATAATCATCACACCATAGAGTATAATTATCTTCTTTGATACAGACATTAATCAAATAGTTTAAACCGAGCTTATCATTAACCTTCTCATAGTTAGCATTTATCCATTTCTCAACACTACCCTCATCGTATTTTTTAGATTTCTCGCTAACCTTATGTAAGATATTGCGACAGTCTCTGGAAGATATTTTCTTCTTCTTACAAACATTTATTAGAGCAAACATTACCTTAATCCATTCATCATACTCACCCACTCTTTTAATATCCAAATCACTACACACCTTCTCAATATACTTCATAAACATTTTCACATCTTTCTCATCATCTTCATCTTCGTCATTACCATCCTCGTCGGCTTTAACAACCCTATCGCCTTTAACCTTCAACTTATCAGCAACATCACATATACTATCTAAAACTGATTTTTTAGGAGGCGGAAAGTTCAAATCATAATCTACGAAATCCTCTTCAATATACGATACTAGGTATTTAGTAATATCAGCATTTCCAATAGGCATAAAAGGTGGTAGAGTAATTGTTTTGCCATCGCGAATCTTCTTGTTAGTATAAACGCTTGTAAGAAACTTCCCGCACTTATAAACATTCAAATCAAAGTTAGCGGGATTATTATTCTTCTGCAACATAGCCAAAATATTAGCGCGACTAATCCTAACCTTATCTACGGAATAATGGGAGCTATATTTGGTCTTGCCGTCATCGGTCTGATATTCTCGTTGAATTACATATATATCATCAAGTGTTATATTAGCCTCTGGGAAATAATCTAATATTGCCCGCTTCCTCGCCAGCTGGTCTTCTTCCATAGTATCTCCCAATAACTCGCCTTCTTTTGGGTCAGCGTCAAAACAGGGCTTAATTTGACGACCTACAAGACTTTCAGCGGGAACCGACAGATTAGCGATAGTATCGCGGTAATTAGTTTCATTAGCATCGGTTATTTCAATAATGTCATTTTGATTATACAAGGAAGCGAGGAATACTTTATTATAGGCCATTCTATAATTAGCGGAGAAAATAATTATTATACTTTATAATATTAATTATTCTTTATATACTTTATAAATCAATTTTTATAAATTGGAAATAGAAAAATAAAATAGTTGATTAAACAATTTAATTAGCGGTATTTAGGGTTTTGAGGGCTTCCCGCTTCTTCCTTTGGTACTCTCTACTAATAGCTTTAACTTTTTCAGCGAACTCGGGGTCTGTCTTATAGCGGTTAATCTTGTACTCTTTAATGCGTAATTTTTCAGCTGCGTAAAACTCGGGGTTCTCGTGTATCTTTTTATGATAGCATCGTTTAGAGGCATCTCTTTGCTGTTGAACTCTTCTATCAATAGGCTCGGTATATTCACTCATCTTACTATATAGAGAGATATTTATTATATACTATATCATTTCTAAACTTTATATACTATCAATTTTTGTATAATTAAGGAGTAGCCGATCGTTTTCGTGCGTTATACTCTCTCATATATAACTTCATATATTCCGAATACTTGGTGTGGTTACTATCACGCCATTCCTTCATATAATTAGGGTTATTCTCGTGCCAATTCTTGTCGCTTTCTTTATGCGTTCTGCCAGCGATATTTTTATTAATAGTACCTATTTCACGGATTACCTCGCCTTCTCGCTTACATAATTCTGCTCTATCATTACAAGGAAATCTCTCGTATAATTCCAAATACCAATCGCTCCAATCATTATCTATAATATGATTGTATAGACTTCCGGATTTCCCATTCCTACAATGAGACTTATGAGAGCATAACCGTTTATGTATGGGCGATATAGTACTGCCTACATAAATCAGCGAATCATCTTTATAATTACGAATGGTATATATAGAAGCATTACTATACTTATTAACCTCACCTAATTCACTCATTCTATTTATAATTAGCGGAGAAAAAATAAAAGTCAATTTAACGCAATAATTAGAAATAAGACAGACTATCTAATTTCAGCGAGTAATTAGCATTTTCAGATGTACTATGTCCCATCTTTTTAGCGGTCTCCCCGTATTTCCTCATATCTCCAGTATCTCCAGCGGTCTTAAGATTATATGTAGCGTATAGCTTCCTAACATCTACGGCATTAAACGGATCACCATATATATCGTTAGTAATCGTAGCAAATCTGCGGGATAGTGTGGGGGCAGTATAGAGCTTACCAAAAATATAATCAGTATCAGCGGGCAACTGATTAATAACATTAATAATTTCATTAGGGGCTTCTAGTATCATCTTCTGTTTGTTTTTTGTGTTATTGATATACATCTTGCCTTGGTAATACCAATTAAACTCCATATCATCTGTATCACCCTTCTTTGTAGCAATACGCATAATGCGATAATCATATAATCTGCGTGTAGGCATAAGGAATAGGAGCATATACATTAGTTTATCATATGCATCATCAATCTTATTGGCGTTCTCAATAACATCAGCGGTATTAAAAGATATTTTGGAGGTCATCTCTTTATTGACAACGACATTACTTCTATTCTCAGTATAATTAGCGTTATAAGCGGTCATATAGGGATATAAGGACTCCCTAAGCTGTTTTAGGTTTTTACCATTCAAGCGTGAATATATGCTATATAGCTTGGGGAGATATGATGAATAATTTGTGGCGATATCTTTGACATTATCAATAATATATTTATTTTGTTTGTAGAGCTTCGTGCTATTATATTTAACGCCGTTAAGCATTTTCAGAATCTCAGCATCATCGTTAAGCGGTTTATCATTATTATATTTAGGATAAATTGCTCTAATAGATTTAATATAATTCTCAACGGTATTCTCATTAAGTTTAGTTATCTTAGCGCCCGCCTTATACTCGCGTTTAACATCAGTATCTACTGCTTCAATATCAATAGGTTTATCTATATGTTGAATGGGTTTAACAATAGATTTGCTTATAAGGCGTCTAGCTTCTCTACGGGCTTCGTTGATTTTGTCTTTGTTCAGCTCTCTGCTCTTGGCTACTCTCAATTTATGAAAGTACTTGCGATAGTCATCAGCGAACTCGCGAGGATACTCTTTGAGCTTTTTGGATATAAGGGAGGGGTTAGCGAGGGAGTGTATTTGATTAAATAGTTGTTCGTCAGTCATTAGTTGTATATATATATGCCTTTATACTTATATAGGAGAAAATTAAATTAGATGGGGAGAATATCGGGTAGGGATACTTTAGTACAATTAAAAGTAGTAAGGTGTTTGCAGAAGAACCTACAACCACAATCAGTATGAACTTGGAAGACACAGAATATTTTTTGAAGGGTCATATATATATAAAGAGGAGATATTAAAAAGTCGTCGTGAGAAATATCGTACGGAGCATAATAGGGAGGAGAGGATAAAGGTGATGCGAGGATCATTCAGATTATATTTTGATTAGCTATATACTAGAAAGCTATTGATAGATATATATGTATTATTTTTATTATTATAATGGTATTATATTATTATAGTTAGAAGTATTATTATTATCTTTTCAGTAAGGGACGGGAGAGAAGAGTAATGAGAGAATGGTCTCTGGAACGGCAGGAACGGCAGGAACGGCAGAATAAAAGTAATTTATATATAGAAAAAAAAATTTGAAAAATAAAAAGTGAAAAATAAAAAGTGTTTTTTTTGCCGTTCCAGCCGTTCCAGCCGTTCCTGCCGTTCCAGCCGTTCCCGGCATCACGGCGGATATAAGTAGTCTTGAAGACTGACTGACATCACGGCGGATATAAGTAGTCTTGAAGACTGACCAAGTCTATATATACACTTGAAGACTGGTTAGGTCTATATATATACACTTGAAGACTGGCTGACATCACGGCGGATATAAGTACATTAGCGTGATGTCATCACGGCAGATATAAGTAGGATAGCGTGATGACATCACGGCATCACTCGTTGCCCCCCTAATCACGCCGAAATATATCTATAGATATATTTCGGCGTGATTAGGGGGGCAACGAGTGATGCCGTGATGTCATCACGCTATCCTACTTATATCTGCCGTGATGACATCACGCTAATGTACTTATATCCGCCGTGATGTCAGCCAGTCTTCAAGTGTATATATATAGACCTAACCAGTCTTCAAGTGTATATATAGACTTGGTCAGTCTTCAAGACTACTTATATCCGCCGTGATGTCAGTCAGTCTTCAAGACTACTTATATCCGCCGTGATGCCGGGAACGGCTGGAACGGCAGGAACGGCTGGAACGGCTGGAACGGCAAAAAAAACACTTTTTATTTTTCACTTTTTATTTTTCAAATTTTTTTTTCTATATATAAATTACTTTTATTCTGCCGTTCCTGCCGTTCCTGCCGTTCCAGAGACCATTCTCTCATTACTCTTCTCTCCCGTCCCTTACTGAAAAGATAATAATAATACTTCTAACTATAATAATATAATACCATTATAATAATAAAAATAATACATATATATCTATCAATAGCTTTCTAGTATATAGCTAATCAAAATATAATCTGAATGATCCTCGCATCACCTTTATCCTCTCCTCCCTATTATGCTCCGTACGATATTTCTCACGACGACTTTTTAATATCTCCTCTTTATATATATATGACCCTTCAAAAAATATTCTGTGTCTTCCAAGTTCATACTGATTGTGGTTGTAGGTTCTTCTGCAAACACCTTACTACTTTTAATTGTACTAAAGTATCCCTACCCGATATTCTCCCCATCTAATTTAATTTTCTCCTATATAAGTATAAAGGCATATATATATACAACTAATGACTGACGAACAACTATTTAATCAAATACACTCCCTCGCTAACCCCTCCCTTATATCCAAAAAGCTCAAAGAGTATCCTCGCGAGTTCGCTGATGACTATCGCAAGTACTTTCATAAATTGAGAGTAGCCAAGAGCAGAGAGCTGAACAAAGACAAAATCAACGAAGCCCGTAGAGAAGCTAGACGCCTTATAAGCAAATCTATTGTTAAACCCATTCAACATATAGATAAACCTATTGATATTGAAGCAGTAGATACTGATGTTAAACGCGAGTATAAGGCGGGCGCTAAGATAACTAAACTTAATGAGAATACCGTTGAGAATTATATTAAATCTATTAGAGCAATTTATCCTAAATATAATAATGATAAACCGCTTAACGATGATGCTGAGATTCTGAAAATGCTTAACGGCGTTAAATATAATAGCACGAAGCTCTACAAACAAAATAAATATATTATTGATAATGTCAAAGATATCGCCACAAATTATTCATCATATCTCCCCAAGCTATATAGCATATATTCACGCTTGAATGGTAAAAACCTAAAACAGCTTAGGGAGTCCTTATATCCCTATATGACCGCTTATAACGCTAATTATACTGAGAATAGAAGTAATGTCGTTGTCAATAAAGAGATGACCTCCAAAATATCTTTTAATACCGCTGATGTTATTGAGAACGCCAATAAGATTGATGATGCATATGATAAACTAATGTATATGCTCCTATTCCTTATGCCTACACGCAGATTATATGATTATCGCATTATGCGTATTGCTACAAAGAAGGGTGATACAGATGATATGGAGTTTAATTGGTATTACCAAGGCAAGATGTATATCAATAACACAAAAAACAAACAGAAGATGATACTAGAAGCCCCTAATGAAATTATTAATGTTATTAATCAGTTGCCCGCTGATACTGATTATATTTTTGGTAAGCTCTATACTGCCCCCACACTATCCCGCAGATTTGCTACGATTACTAACGATATATATGGTGATCCGTTTAATGCCGTAGATGTTAGGAAGCTATACGCTACATATAATCTTAAGACCGCTGGAGATACTGGAGATATGAGGAAATACGGGGAGACCGCTAAAAAGATGGGACATAGTACATCTGAAAATGCTAATTACTCGCTGAAATTAGATAGTCTGTCTTATTTCTAATTATTGCGTTAAATTGACTTTTATTTTTTCTCCGCTAATTATAAATAGAATGAGTGAATTAGGTGAGGTTAATAAGTATAGTAATGCTTCTATATATACCATTCGTAATTATAAAGATGATTCGCTGATTTATGTAGGCAGTACTATATCGCCCATACATAAACGGTTATGCTCTCATAAGTCTCATTGTAGGAATGGGAAATCCGGAAGTCTATACAATCATATTATAGATAATGATTGGAGCGATTGGTATTTGGAATTATACGAGAGATTTCCTTGTAATGATAGAGCAGAATTATGTAAGCGAGAAGGCGAGGTAATCCGTGAAATAGGTACTATTAATAAAAATATCGCTGGCAGAACGCATAAAGAAAGCGACAAGAATTGGCACGAGAATAACCCTAATTATATGAAGGAATGGCGTGATAGTAACCACACCAAGTATTCGGAATATATGAAGTTATATATGAGAGAGTATAACGCACGAAAACGATCGGCTACTCCTTAATTATACAAAAATTGATAGTATATAAAGTTTAGAAATGATATAGTATATAATAAATATCTCTCTATATAGTAAGATGAGTGAATATACCGAGCCTATTGATAGAAGAGTTCAACAGCAAAGAGATGCCTCTAAACGATGCTATCATAAAAAGATACACGAGAACCCCGAGTTTTACGCAGCTGAAAAATTACGCATTAAAGAGTACAAGATTAACCGCTATAAGACAGACCCCGAGTTCGCTGAAAAAGTTAAAGCTATTAGTAGAGAGTACCAAAGGAAGAAGCGGGAAGCCCTCAAAACCCTAAATACCGCTAATTAAATTGTTTAATCAACTATTTTATTTTTCTATTTCCAATTTATAAAAATTGATTTATAAAGTATATAAAGAATAATTAATATTATAAAGTATAATAATTATTTTCTCCGCTAATTATAGAATGGCCTATAATAAAGTATTCCTCGCTTCCTTGTATAATCAAAATGACATTATTGAAATAACCGATGCTAATGAAACTAATTACCGCGATACTATCGCTAATCTGTCGGTTCCCGCTGAAAGTCTTGTAGGTCGTCAAATTAAGCCCTGTTTTGACGCTGACCCAAAAGAAGGCGAGTTATTGGGAGATACTATGGAAGAAGACCAGCTGGCGAGGAAGCGGGCAATATTAGATTATTTCCCAGAGGCTAATATAACACTTGATGATATATATGTAATTCAACGAGAATATCAGACCGATGACGGCAAGACCAAATATAGCTCCCATTATTCCGTAGATAAGGTTAGGATTAGTCGCGCTAATATTTTGGCTATGTTGCAGAAGAATAATAATCCCGCTAACTTTGATTTGAATGTTTATAAGTGCGGGAAGTTTCTTACAAGCGTTTATACTAACAAGAAGATTCGCGATGGCAAAACAATTACTCTACCACCTTTTATGCCTATTGGAAATGCTGATATTACTAAATACCTAGTATCGTATATTGAAGAGGATTTCGTAGATTATGATTTGAACTTTCCGCCTCCTAAAAAATCAGTTTTAGATAGTATATGTGATGTTGCTGATAAGTTGAAGGTTAAAGGCGATAGGGTTGTTAAAGCCGACGAGGATGGTAATGACGAAGATGAAGATGATGAGAAAGATGTGAAAATGTTTATGAAGTATATTGAGAAGGTGTGTAGTGATTTGGATATTAAAAGAGTGGGTGAGTATGATGAATGGATTAAGGTAATGTTTGCTCTAATAAATGTTTGTAAGAAGAAGAAAATATCTTCCAGAGACTGTCGCAATATCTTACATAAGGTTAGCGAGAAATCTAAAAAATACGATGAGGGTAGTGTTGAGAAATGGATAAATGCTAACTATGAGAAGGTTAATGATAAGCTCGGTTTAAACTATTTGATTAATGTCTGTATCAAAGAAGATAATTATACTCTATGGTGTGATGATTATGAGAAGCCATCTTATAATACCGTTAAGAAGCGATTTGAAAAGCACTGCTTCTTTTGTATTAATAATATTATCTATATTGATGTTAATGAGGAATGTGATGAGATAAATCAAGATGTGTTTTATATGTTGAATCAGAAGGATTTGAAGGCAAAATACGGGCATCTCACTTACTATGAGAAGAGCGTTGATAAGAAGGGCAAATGGGAAATTAAAGAGAAGCAGTTTATAGTAAAATGGATAACTGACCCTAAGATTAAGAAGTACCAATCAGTTTGCTTTGTACCGAAGGAGCTTGACGAACAGTTCAAGGCGAAGCATTACAATATGTTTAGCGGGTTCAAAGCTTCTCTCAAACCTGTTAAGAGAAATTATAAGATAATCCAATTGTTTCTTAACCATATTAAAGATGTATTGGTAAAGGGTAATGAGGAGCATTATAATTGGCTGATTCAATACTTCGCAAATCTAATACAGAACCCAGATAAGAAGAGTTGCGTAGTCATTATATTCCAAGGAATACAGGGAGCCGGAAAAAGTATTGTCGTTGATACTTTCTATAAGAATATAATTGGTGATGATTATGGTGTAAGTACCAGCTCGCCCGATAGAGATTTCTTCGGCAACTTCAATTCTAAACTATGTAATAAGGTATTTAGTGTTATTAATGAGGCAGGGAATGAATTGAGACAGTGTATGGATAAAATTAAGGATCTGAGTGTTAGCCCTTGCATCAATATTGAGAAGAAAGGCAAAGACCCTATCACATTCAATAACTATAATAATTTTATTGGTACCACAAACAATATGAATCCGCTTGATGTTGCTTGGGACGATAGGCGATTCGCTTGGTTTAATGTTGATAGCAAATATGTTAAGAATCAGGAGTATTTTGATGCTCTAACAGACAGTATCGCACACGAGGATTTTGATAGCTCCTTATATCATTACTTGAAAGAAGAGGTGAATATCACAATTACTAATTTCCAGAATACCCGACCGCAAACACAGGAATATGAAGATATTAGAAAACGAAATCTACCTAATGTTATCAAGTTTTTGGCGGACAGATACAAGGGGTTTGATTATAGAAAAGGTAGAGGCGAGGAGGGGTATATCTCCTGTATTGAGAAGAAAGAGCTATATTCTATGTATAAGAATTATTGCGAGGCGTGTAAATATACCGCTTATAACTTCACTGCATTCAAGTCCTATATGAAAACGGTTAAGGGGGTCGGCGAGGTCATATCTAATGGACAGTCTAAATATAAGTTTAAGAAGGTAGATTTTGAAGGTTATATCAAGGACTATGACGATGATAATGATATTGAAGAGATAGAGACAGACGACGAATAAATTAAGTAGAATAAATTAAGTAGAATAAATTAAGTAGAATAAATTAAGTAGAATAAATTAAGTAGAATAAATTAAGTAGAATAAATTAATTTTTACAGTATATATATTATTATTATATAGGCTCTTATTGATATGATGGGGATTAATAGGATAAAATTAAGTAGAAAATAAGTAGAAAATAAGTAGATATTCTGCCCCCTAGATTATTATTTATAGAAAAATATTTTGATTTTTTATTTTTGATTTTGATTTTCAATTCTACTTATTTTTCTACTTATTTATCTACTTATTTTTTATAATAAATTAATAATAATGGTATAGAAAATAGAATAACATCTATAAATTCCTATCACAAAAAAAATAAGTAGAATATTTATCTCAGGAATTAAAATAAGTAGAAAATAAAATCTACTTATTTTCTATACTTTATCATTCCAACCTAAACCTCTTCTTATAATCTGCTATAGCTTCTCTTAAACTCTTCTTCTCCCAAAGTATATAGCGACTTAATGATCCGGCACTCATATAATCTGCAAAATCTTCATTAACCTTATGTCTAGCAATATATGCCTGCTTCAAAGTATCATTCTTATGGTCTATGTAAGTACTACCATATTTTTTAACACCATTATCAGTTATAGCATAACCGAAATGGGTAGTCTTAACCTTCTTATTTTTATCGTAGAATACCGCCATATATCTCTTGTCAGGTCTATCACTTAATTTAATTATTACTTCCATTCTATCTATAATTATTATATATTATTATAATAAATGCGATTAGACAATTCACCGATAAATGAATATGTCAAATATAGATTAGTTGGAGAGGTAAGCCATATACCTTGTAATATTTGTAAGAAGCTATATACCCCAGATGATACTGATATATCACTTAATGGAAACCTATACTATAAAAACTGTAAAGCTTGCAGAGCTAACCGTTTGGAAATAAAAAAAAGGTACGAAGAGAAGAAGAGAGCGAAATCTGCCTAACCTCCTAACCAAAAGTATCACTCATAACTCTATTTAACACAGTTTCTCTCATTCGTTTTTGCAATTGCTCTGCATAAGTCTGTTGAATTAAATAATCAGTTGATGGTTGATTTATAGGTTGAGTAGGAACTTCTTGAAGTCTTGGAGATTTCTTCTTTTTCATAACAGGTGCGCTAACATATTTCTTAACTATTTTTACTTTTTGCTTTTCCTCTGCTATTGCCTTTAACTTCTCATTCTCTTCTTTCATTTTCATCATCTCCTGCTCTTTCGCCATCATCTCTTGCTCTTTCTCTGCCTTAATTCTCGCCAATTCCTCTTCATTATTTTTTCTGATTTGCGTAGGGGATATTTTCTTGCTTCTGGCTAATTCTAATGCTTTCAGGCGTTTCTGCGCAATTTCCATTTTACGCTTTTGAACTTCATCAGGGTCTTCAACATTTTCAACTAATTCAGGTTCAGGAGGTTTAGATGCTTCTAATTCTTCTAGTTGTCCATTTGCCTTCTCTAATTTATTTTTTAACCTCTGTTCTCGTCGTTTAATATTATTTCTTTCTTTCTCTTCGTCTGTTAGGGGTCTTCTACCAGCCATTTTAATATTTCTATCTGTATGCTAATATAAGCATAGATTTTTTTTTAAATAACACACACCTAATATATTCTGTATATACACTAATATTTATGGCGGAGCTACTGGATAAACTGGTCTGGGTATTGGTGCTGGTTCTACTTTTACCGCACCGATTAACTCAGCTTTAGTTAGTCTTTGTCTAGACGCTTTATATTTCAGGGCGTTTTTGCTTTCAGCTGGGCTTGAAGATATATTGGTTATATCTCTAACTAACTTCTCTATCTGGGGATTGCTTACCATAACTGGTCTTTGATAAGCGGATTGAGTACCTCTATTAGGCATTACTCTTAACTTATTATTTGGGATTTCCACACCTGATACATCAATCAATCTGTTATCTATTTGACTATCAACGGCATAATTAAATCTTGAAGCTTCTGGGTTATGTCTTGGGGTACAATTGATAACTGGTGTAGGTAATTTAGATGCTTGTGAGTTTGCTTTACCGAAAGTACCTATTGCACTATTTCCGTCTAATTGTCCGTATGCTTCGTGGGGATAATTTGCCTCACTTCTAAAATCAACTAAATCAGTATAATTTTTAAATCTTAAACCATTCTGTATAGCTTTACCTGAAACCCCGTCTCTTTCATAAGAACGATTAATAACTGCAAATAAATTGTTTTGATTATTGCTAATATCACGATTATCACTCATATCTATATATTATAAACATAATAAAAATAATATTAATTTATTCGTCGTTTTTTAGTTTTGCCATTCGCTTTGCATAATTTTCCCTTTGCTTCATATTAATATACTCCCTATCTTTCAATTGAACCTCATTATAATATTTAGCACGATATTCGGCAATCTTCTCTTTATTTGCTTCACGAAATGCTTTCTTTTTTTTTAATATTTCCTCTCTATTATCTATATGATATTGTTTTGAAACTGCTATTCTTTCCTCTCTATTATCTATTTGATATTGCCTGTGCCATTCTTTTTTTCTCTGTATAACCTCTGGTTTTTCATTATATTGTTTCCTCCATTCTATATATTTCTCTTTAATCTCTGGTCTCTCGTGATATTCCTTTCTCCATTCTTCTTGCGTTCTACCAGATATTTTACTATTTAAAGTTCCAATCTCACGAATAACTTCTCCTTCTCTTTTACATAACTCTTCTTTAGAATTGCATGGATATCCTTCGTGTAATTCTATATACCAATCTTCCCAATTATTATTAACATTTAAATAAAACTTTGTAGTTTCTTTTTTACCCCTCAATCTATGATATGATATTCTTCTAGATAAAGTCATAGTTGTACTACCCACATAAATCAGCGAGTTATCAGTTCTACATCTAATAGTATATATTTTACCATCTTGATAATTAGGCATACTATTTTTTACTATTATATACTATTTATTACTAAATGTTTATATAATAATATAATAAAAATAATGTAATTGTGGTAAGGTTTTTTAAATACTTTAATATTTCTTATACTATAATAGATATAGAATTCCCCTCATTAACTTGCATTATGCGAGTACATTTAGCGAATATGTAAGGAACAACATTACCACCAGTTGTTGGATAGTGTTGTTTCCAAACGATGTTAAGGGCAGATGATTTACCATCAAGACCAGATTTATAGAAATCATCATTTTTAGAAATATTCTCAAGCGATACGATGTGAGCGAAATAGTATTTCAAGAAATCACTTAATGAACGCATACCTTGATGACATCCTGCACCCATATCTAAATTAGCATTACCAAGAGCGATAAGAGTTTCGTTGAAAACTTCATAATCTTCTAATGGTTGAGGAGCGAGAGGTGTGTTGTTGATTTCAATAGAGGAAGTACCGAGACCAGTAGCATCGCTCTTAAAGAACAGCGATTGATTGAAAGCATCGCCAGCGGTATTATGATGAATAGCAGCGTCAGTTTGTCCGCTTATAAGTGATACAGCATTTGTTGCGGTTCTATTATATCCAGTTAAAACTTGTGCGAATGTGAGAGATGCGGCGGCATTATTTGAACCGAATAACTGAAGTTTAGTAATGCTTGGTGTTTCAGGACCATAGCAACATATCAATTGGTCTAGAGAAGTAGTATTGACTGTAGCATTAACTGAAACAGTAGATTTAGTAACTACCGAACCTTTTGAACTTATGTAAGTTTGATAACCTATTTGTAATCCTGATGATAGTAATTTAGATGCTTTCATATTGTAATATAGAGGGTCGTTAAATACGATTTTAGAGATAGTGAAATGCACATCGTCTAATTTCCATTTAGCACCTACAGGGGCAGGAGCAGTTCCAGCGGTAGCGTGTGCAGAAGCCCACAGAACGCTCTCATTTGCTAATTCAATTTCTATTTCCATAACACCGAAATCGTTGGAATCAACGCAGGGGCAACTGGCGGAAGAAATAAAACCCAACCAGTTATTAACACATAGTTTTCGCCCAGTAGTTATAGTAGCCGCCGAAGAAGTTAAAATATTAGGAGATGCGTTGGTAGTATCATTCGCTACTGAATATGCTACCGAAGGGTCGCTGATTTCTAAATAGCGTTTTGATACTTGATCTACACCGCATTCTAAATCATATAATTTGTTATATAGGATATTGTAGTTATCTATGCGTTCAATTAGCGTACCATTTACATAAACAGAGAGGGTTTTGATTAGCGAGGAGGTATTACGAGGAAAATGCACTGCTTCTCCGCTTGTTACTTCACAAGTACCTTTCGCATAGAGACATAGAGTGCGTAAATCTATAAGAGTATTTGAGGGTAATTTTACACGGAAACTTTCGCCGTGTTTAACAGCAGTGCGGTCAGGGGTTAATTTCACGCAGGTTTTAGAGAACCCAGCGAGGGTTTTAATATTGTAGGCAAGATTTTTAGGGAATGTAGCGAATTCCATTATCTATTATTGTTCTATATAATAGATTAGAAAAAAATCTAAGATAATAATGTTTAATTATTATTATAATTTAATTTTTTTATTTATAATTAATTCATATACTTTTTGTGCATTATTTCCATTTCTCTCTAATGCGTTAATTAGTTTATTTTGTGTAGGGGTAAATGAAAATGAAAACTCACCTGTTGGGTCATTAATACCTTTATTATATTGGTTCATATCGTTAATATGTTTTACCCATTCAAGATTTTTAGAAGAGAACTTATCTCCTTTAATAGCAATGCTATCAGGGATTTTTGGAGGAGATAAACCAGCTTTTAAAGCATTATTATATATTGATGGATTAGTATCAGTATTTGAAGTTGTAAAAAATCTATCATAATATCCAGTATCAGTAGCAGTTATAGAAGAAGCAACAGCAGAAGGAGAAACACCGCCGCCACCAGCAGCACCACCAGCAGCACCACCACCACCAGCAGCCCCAGCAGATGGAGATAAAGCACCAGAAGCAGGGGTAGCAGTAGGAACACCAGTTGCAGGGGCAGTTGTAGCAGCAGAAGCAACAGCAGAAGGCGGAATAGAAGCACCACTTGGAGAGGGTTTAGCTGCAGCAGCGGCAGCGGCAGGAGGAGTAATAGCGGCAGCAGGAGGAGTTCCTCCACCTAATAAAGAAGCAAAATAAGTACTTGGAGAAAATGCCGAAGCAACAGCAGATAATGCCGATGGAATAGTGACTGATAAACCGCTACCAGCAGCCGCAGGAGCAGAACCAGTACCAGAAGGAGCAGGAGCAGAACCAGTACCAGCAGGAGCAGTAGGAATAGAACCAGTACCAGAAGGAGCAGAACCAGTACCAGAAGGAGCAGTAGGAATAGAACCAGAACCTGTAGGCATAAGACCAGATACAGCAGTAGGGGCAGCGATAGAAGAAGCAACCGAAGAACTGGGGGCAGGTATAACAGGAGCAGAAGGCGGAGGAGCAGAAGGAGCAGAAGGCGCAGAAGGGGGAGGAGTGGGTGGAGATGCGATAGAAATCATAGAGGGTACTATGGGAGCGGCAGGAGTGGGTGATATAGTTGCTACAAGTGTTTCATATTTTACATTTCTATCACCATCTAAATCACCAGATAGAAGTTTAGCAAACTCTGATAGCTTCATATCCTTTAATGATTTACCACCGATAACATCATCTAGTAAATCATAATCATCAGGTATCTCTCGTAGCATAGGTTCAGTTTCTTCTAAATAGTATCTATACATTTGGTCGTTAGTCATAACAGCATTTAACGGATTTTTAGGATTTAGTTTTTTGCTTCTCGCATCTAACTTATCAAATATAGTAGCGAATGTAGGGCGTTTCTCTTCTTTCATCTTTTTCAAACTCAAGTTATATTGATTAGTTCCAGCGTTAATATTCATTATTATTTCTCTCTTATTCTATTAATAATATAATATTATTATTTAATAGTATAGTATAGAATGATAATTGAAAAGAAACTTGAAGGTTTCAATAATAAACTTGTATTTGATAGAACGCATTACCCGCAATGCAGTTGTAATAAATGCCCCAGATTTTATTGGAATATGTTGAATATAGGAGCAAGAGGTTCAGGAAAAACTTATACTATCGTACAGATGATAAAGCACTATGAAAAGCATAAAATAATGAAAGATGGAGTAGAATATAAATTAAGAACTCATTTAATATCTCCAACTATTCAAGCAAATGAAATATACCAAAGTTTAGAAAGTTTGGATATGAAGAAAGACGCACACGATGATTACAGCGATGCTTTACTATTATCTATATTAGATGATATCAAGCAGAAAAAGAAAGAATATGATAAATATCTATTGTATAAGAAATATTATGATAAGTTCAATAGAACGCCAGAAAGTAAATTAGATAAATTATATGATGAAGAACCAGAGATATTTCATTTATTAGAAGAGTATGATTACCAACACCCAAAAGATATTAAACACGAACCGCCAAAAGTAAATATAATAATTTTAGATGACCTTTTAGGTAGTGATGCTTTTACTAAAAAAACAAAATCTGTTCTTACGAATGCGATGATAAAGAATAGACATATGGGAGTGTCTTTTGCGTTATTAGTGCAAAGTATTAAAGCAGTACCTAAAAATATTCGCTTAAATTGTAGCGTGTTCCAGCTTGCGTCATTCAAAAATAAATCCGTAATTTTAAATGATATATACGAGGAAGTAAGTAATGTAATAGGTATAGACCAATTTGAGGAACTATACGACCACGCAACCGCTAAACCTTACGGTTCGCTCATTATAGACACTACAAATGGGAAAAGATTCCTTTCTAATTTTGATAGTGAGTTGTTTTTTGAAAATAAAAAAATATTGCCTAATAATAAAGATGACGACAATTCAAGAAGTAAAAAATAATGTTGATGTAGATGAAGAAATGAATAAAGACCTATTATTGAGACAATCACGCTTACTATATCCAGAGGTTGAAGATTGGGTTTTAAATATGGCGATAGAAGCATATGTAAATGAATTAAAGAGAGAACCCCTAAAGATGCCCGAGATTAATTAATTACATTATTTTTTTATATTCATAATATAATAGAAGACTATGAATAGAGAACGATTTGTTAAACCAAAGATTGATAAATACATTCAATTATATTCTAAAAAAGCTAAGGCAGATGAAGCAATACAAACTATTAAATTAACAGGGGTTGCTAATATCGCTGATGGAGGGGAACAATATCCTTCAAATCAAACCGCTACTATATCAGCGCCTGTATCAGGGTCTCACCCAACAATAGCATTAACAGTAACTAATGGAATAATTACAGGGGCTACATTATCAAGTTTCGCAAACGCAGTATATAACGCAAGTAGTCCGCCTATAATAACATTAGCACAATTACCAGCGAACTCTACATCTGTAAAATCAGTTGAGATTATAGAAGCAGGCGAAGATTATCAGATCGCCCCTACATTAAAGTTTAGCTATCCGCCCACAGCAAGAAGAGCAGTACTAACAGGAACTATAAATACATCAGGAGTTTTAACCGCTATAACTGTTGTTGATGGCGGAGCAGGTTATACATCACCGCCTAATATAATCGTTCAAGGTTCGCCAGTAGATTCAGACGATGTAGCGGCAAGCGTTACAGCAGTTTTAACAAACGGAGTTATAACATCTGTTACTATTAATTCAGGTGGTGCTTATGATGCGAGAAGTTGCATAATATTTGTAGGAGAACCACAGACAACCGATATAGCGACTGGGACTTGTACCATAGATGCCGAAGGAAGAATTAATAGCGTCACTATAACAAACGCAGGAGCGAATTATACATCACCTCCAAACATACAAATTAGTGGATTAGGATTTGCTATATTAAGAGCGAGTTTAATACAGGGTTTTGGTGGTAATATAGTTTTAGATTATGATTTTGTACCTACTACTATTTATAAATATACTTGGGATTTAGAAAGTCCAATAGAACTAAATGAAAATGGATTACTTCAAGTAGTTCATAGAGAGTTCTTTAATGTACATGTAAATCATAAAGATAAATTGATAGTTATTAGATTACACGATATATCAACTAAATCAGTTGTTAATACTAAAAATACAAGTGAGAACGCTGATTTTAATGGCGGTATAGTTGTAGATATTGGTCTATTAAATCGCTTACTACATAATGAAATAGTTTTAGAAGTCAATCCGCAAACCATAAACAGAATAACCCTATCAATCAATCACGATATAACAGGAACAGCAGGTATTGATAGTACAATAGAGTTTTTAGTGCTATTGAAGGTAGTAGAAAAAGAACCCTCTGTTATTGAATACGGAACGCTAAATAATATTAATTTTCTTCAGTAATTATAAATGGGAACACGAAAAATAACCTCTTTTATATCAAGTGAGAACCGACAAGCAAACGAACCTATATATAATTTTAGCGTTGATTATCCAGATGGTATATTAACTTGCAAAGATAATGAAACTATGGAATTAAATGTATTATCTTTCGATATGTCTAATACTATGTATAATATCAATAGTACTAACGACCATTTCCAGATTACTCTTGATAATGCTAATATAACTAATATACATTTAAAGCACGGAAATTACTCTGTTAAAACATTATTGAAAGAGTTTCAAACTATATTCAGTCAAAATGTAATACCTGAAACGAGTATATTACATACCTTCTTTGGTACATACGCAGATGCCCTAACTATTGAATGTATTTATAATGAGAACCAGAATACCTATACATTTAAAAAAGTTATTGATTTACCTCTTGGTATTGAATTGCCTATACTTTTCTCTCTCTATTTTAAACCTATTACCTGTGGTTCATTAATTGGTATGCCTAATAATGTAGAAAGAGAAATAACCGCTAATGGAATGACTACTGGATTAATCAATCTAATTGATTATAATAAAGTAATAGTACATACAGAAAACATATCATATTATTATAGTAATATTGAAAATCTATCAACTATATCTAATAGACAATTTTTAAGCAATATAATATTTTGGAAAAGTAAGGCAGATGTACCACCATATCAGATAATAAAATATAATAATGAAGATGGAGGAAATAGCTTTGTTTATAAAATAGAGAACCGAGAGATTAATAGTTTAGTGTTACAATTGAGAAATGAACGAGGGGAGTTTTTAAAAGATGCCCCTAATTATATCATAGTAATTCAATATATATTCTATGAGCGAGATGATACAAATAAGGTTTTAAAATCTATTGATTATTATATTAGACAAATATACGATGCTCTTTTATTTGGTATGAATAGATTAAAACTTCTTCTATAAATAAAATGTTTATATATATTAGAACGATAGAATGATGAATATGAATGAGACTATTGAGGACCGAATAAATAGTATGTATCCGATGATGAAGAAATCTAATAATGGTTCTGTTAGAAACATATTAGGTACTCCAAGACAATCCATAAAACAATTAGGCAAATCAAATGGTAATTATAGAAAATTAGGCAAATCTTCGCAGTAAGTCAGGGAGTGATTAATTATTTTTATATTCTATTAGTAGATATGATACAAAAAAATAAACTATTAGATAAATGTGAGGCGATGACGCTATTATGTACTAATGCTTCTACTCACTGGAGCTTCATCAAGTTCTGTTTTAATATTCCGTTAGTTCTTACAAGTTCTACTATGTGTATTATAAATAGTATTAGTGAAGATGCTAATTCTGTTAAGATACCTAATATAGTTGTAAATGCTGTTAGTGTTCTTATAATGTCTTTAAACAATAGTATAAAACCTGCTGAAAAGTTTGAAATATTTAAAAAACTATCTCAACAATTTATGATATTATCACAAGAGATAGAAGGTATAGAAGGAGATATACCAAAAGATAAAGCGGATTTATTAACGCTAAAATACGACAACTTAATACAGGATTGTATGTTTGAAGAAATACCGCAGAAATATAAAATGATGGTAGCGAATAAATACGCAGAAGCAAATAGGTATGTACCAATTCAGATAAATGGAACTATTGGAAATGTTGTAAAACGAGTAAATGAAGATGAGCGAATAAATAATATAGTCTAATAATAGAATGAGCTATATAGGAGCAACCGGTTTGGATGAAAATCAGGAACAATTTGATATTTTAAAAGATGAAATAGATGCTAATGCTTCATATATTAATAATCTCGTAGGCATTCCAGATCCGTTACACACAGCCATTTTTGGAATTAATGTTTTAAACCCGGGCTTGTTTGGTTTAGTAGAACGAGCAGAAGTAAAAATAAAACTATTAGAAACAGCAGAAGAAGGATTGGGAACTGATGTAACAGGATTAACAACACAATTAGAAGGATTACAAACAGAAGTCAGCGGAATACAAACAGAAGTCAGCGGAATACAAACAGAAGTCAGCGGAATACAAACAGAGATTACAGGCATTCAGGGACAGGTTTTAGGTATTGAAGGAGATATATCAACATTAAATGGTGCTGTTTTTTTAGAGGGTGGGGCGATTGCGTTGGTAGAAATACAAGCAGCGGACGCATTAACGAAGGCAAATAGAGCATTGGATATTTGGGATTATAGCGGTGATAATGTATATCATAAAAAAGGAGGTAATGTAGGTATAGGGACTACTTTCGGTAGTGTTCTAAATAATAAATTAGAAGTTAATGGAAATATTAATATACCTACTGGTAGTACATTTAGAATTGGTGATGAACCTTTTAATTATAGTCATTTAGCAGGTACTCAACCAGTTAGTTCTAAATGGACTAATGCTACTGATACTACGACTAATATATATTATAATAGTGGTAATGTTGGTATTGGAGTAACAACAGCTATAAATAATAAATTAGAAGTTAATGGAAATCTTAATATATCCGCAGGTTCTAAATACAAAATAAATAATGTTAATTTAGCATTTTCTGATTTAGGGGGTACATTATCTTATAATAGTTTAACAAATCAATTATCAGGAGGTACTAATATACAAATATTAAATGGTGTTATAAATAATACATATACATATACATTACCTACGGCAGGTATTGGAAGTGGTGGGATATTAGGTGGTGTTCGTGTTGATAATTCTACTATATTTATAAATGGTTCAGGTGTTCTTTCTTCCGCAGGAGGAACGCCACAAGTTAATAGCGATTGGACGGAAACTAATACGAGTTTAAAATCATTCATACAAAATAAACCATCAGCTGGAACAAATATATCTTTTCAAGGTAATACTATAACTAATACTATTACTGGGTCTCCAACGCAAGATATTATAACTTTGAATACTAATTATTTAACTATAAAGGATAAACCAGATAGTCAAAAAGTAGATAATGTAGACATACCACTTGTTAATGAACCTTATATATCATCGCCTGCATTTACTGAAAGCATTAGAACATTCACGCATAGCGGAGGAACAGAAGCACAAACAACTCATACTATTACATTGGGACAGAATACTATATGCGATATATTGATTGTAGGTGGTGGTGGAGGTGGTAGTCATAATCACGGAGGTGGAGGTGGTGGAGGGGCTGTTGTATTTATTAATTCAGTTGTTTTGAAATCCGGATCATATACAATTAAAGTTGGTGCTGGTGGAGCAAAGGGTACAAGAAGTACTACAAACTTTGGTGGTCTTAAAGGTAATGATACAATAATTACATTAAATGGTATAGATATTTTGAAAGCAGAAGGAGGTGGTGGCGGTGGTCAAGGAAACGCTACTGGGTCTATTGGAAATGGAGGTAGTGGTGGAGGAGGTGATGCTTGGAGAGATGGTTTGTCTGTTTTTAATAATGGTGTTGTAGGCACAGGAAGTATTAAAGATTATAATGGAAGTATAGGAGTATTATATGGAAATAATGGTGGTTCATCTTATTTAGCAACAAGTGGCACATATCTAAATATAGCAGGTGCTGGTGGAGGTGGTGGTGGAGCAGGACAAATAGGAAGTAATGCTACCAAAGTTAATGTAGCAGGAAATGGAGGCAATGGTATATCAAGTGCGATAATAAATGGTAATATTTATAATTTTGCTGTTATATTTGGAACAACATATGGAACAAATGATGATAATAATAACACTACTCGTTATTTTGGAGGTGGGGGAGGAGGAAGTATATGGGGGAATCCTGACGGGTACGCACCAGCTAATGATATTGGAGGAACTCCTATAGCAGGTAGCGGTGGTAAGGGAGGGGGTGGGGCAGGTGCTTTACAAGCAGCTACGACTGGTTTTAATGGTTCTGCTAATACTGGAGGAGGAGGAGGAGGAGGGTCTTATAATAGTTCTGATAGTAGTGTTGATGGCGGTAAAGGTGGTTCAGGTATAGTTATTATTAAGTTCAAAACAATTGTTAATGCCGCAATTCCAGAAGGCAACCCCATAACTCATAAGACTTTAAACTTTACTTATTCAACCACACCACCAAACACATACACATTAACAGTTCAACCTGGAACGAGCATACAAGTAAATAATCAAACCGCACAATATTTATCAGGCAATTATACGATTAATGTAGGCGCTACGCAATCTTCCGTCGTTGTTGCTGGAATAGGACAAGTAGGAACAGACCCGTATCCATTACAGAATGGTTCTACTATTGCTATAAGATATTCTATGCTACAAAGAATAACATCAACGATAAATTATAAAAAAGATGGATTAATTAAATATGTACCAGCATCAGGAGTAAATCCAACTACTGGAAGTTGGGTAATAGGAGATATAGATACTCAACCTTTATCACAATTCGCAGGAAATCTTGATTGGAGTAGAATAGCATCTCAACCAGCATTATCAGCATTATCAGGAAATCTTGATTGGAGTAGAATAGCATCTCAACCAGCATTATCAGCATTATCAGGAAATCTTGATTGGAGTAGAATAGCATCTCAACCAGCATTATCAGCATTATCAGGAAATCTTGATTGGAG